CTGCAAATCCAGCATTCGATAGATTGCAAAGATTAGCAGGAATAAAACAATAAAATAACATTTTTGGAGGTATAATACAATGTCTGTATTACAAAAACTAACTGAAGGTGTTGTCACTCGTAACGTCCAGAAGGAAGGCGAAGCTCTACTTAATAAGTGGGAGCAGACCGGTCTTCTCGAAGGTCTTACTGATGGGCAACAGAAGCAAGGAATGGCCGTCTTGCTTGAAAACCAGGCTAAGGAGCTTCTTCGTGAGGCTTCATCCATGGCTGCTGGCGACGTCGAAGGCTTCGCAGCAGTTGCTTTCCCAATCGTTCGCCGCGTATTCGGTGGATTGATTGCAAACGATCTCGTTAGCGTTCAGCCAATGAGTTTGCCAAGTGGACTTATCTTCTTCTTGGACTTTACACACTCTGACACTCGCCTTGGTGCGACAGCCGAAGAGTCAGTTTATGGTGGTAACAAGGTTGCTAGCGCCATCACCGGTGGTGTTGATCTAAATCCATCTGACTTTTCAGGTCCTGGTGGTCATTACAATCTAGGCCATGGTGGTGCGTCCCCAACCGGATCCGTTGCCGCCGGCGCATCGACAGAACTTTTGTCTGCAGGTGAATCCGCTACTGGTATCTTGGTTTCTGCTCTTACCGAGGCAGACAAGAAGTTGATCGATTATGATCCTGATATTTTAGCAACTGGTACCACTAGAATTAGTGTTCTTGAGCTTGACACAGCGATGTCGGATACTTCATTTGACAACTTGGATAAGAAAAAGCTTTCAGCATTTGTTCTTGCTGCAACAGCAGACGCCAACGCCGTCGCAGTCCGCAGATTGACAAGGATCAATGCTGATAATAAATTACAGATAGTCTTTGTAAAAGCAACAAATTTCTCCGCTGCACTTGGCGCGAACACAGTTGCAATTTCTTCTGCTCCATTGGTTGACAATATCACAACCGGCAACGCTGTCGGCGCCGTCGTTGGTGCTACACCATGGGCTCTTGAAGAGCCAGCCCGCGCAGTTGCTAATGAAGGGCGCAATGGTCCAGGCGCCGCAAAGCTTGGTGATACTGATGCTGATATGCAGGCAATTCCTGAAATCGACATCAAGGTTGACAGCATTGCTGTTACCGCACAGACCAAGAAGTTGAAGGCAAAGTGGACCCCAGAATTGGGACAAGATCTCAACGCTTATCACAACTTGGACGCAGAGGTCGAATTGACCGGTATTCTTTCAGAGCAGATTGCTCTTGAAATCGATCGTGAGCTTTTGAGCGAACTTGTTCGCGGTGCAACTGCTGGTACTCGTTACTGGAGTCGTGCTCCTGGCTTGTTTGTTGATTCTAGCGGTGCAGAGCTTGGAGCCACTAGCGCTTCTCCTGACTTCACTGGTACAGTTTCCGAGTGGTATGAGACACTCATCGAAACTATCAATGACGTTAGCGCTCAAATCCACAGAAAGACACTTCGCGGTGGCGCAAACTTTGTTGTTTGTTCCCCAGAAGTTGCTAACATCCTTGAGTTCACAAGTGGTTTTCGCGCAAGCGTAACTGCTGACCAGGACCGTGGCACCATCGGTGCTGTTAAGGCTGGTAGCTTGAGCAAGAAGTTTGACGTTTATGTCGATCCTTACTTCTTGCGTAACGTACTTCTTGTTGGCCGTAAGGGTAACTCGTTCCTCGAAAGTGGTTTCGTGTATGCTCCTTATGTACCATTGCAGGTCACACCAACCATCTTTGGCACCGAGGACTTCGTACCTCGTAAGGGCGTCATGACCCGTTATGCCAAGAAGATGGTACGTCCTGACATGTACGGACTTGTTGTCGTTCGTGGTCTCCTCGGTGAGGCTGGTGCTTCCTAATATAGGATAAGCATCCGATAACTAAAAGACTTCGCCCTATCATTTATTTGATAGGGCGTTTCTTTTTTTATTACACTATTTATAATATAGATAAGGATAAGGCGCCCTATGCCTTAAATATTTTTAAGCATAAAAAGGAGATTTTTTAAAATGGCTAAACTAGGAAGATATAGCGCGGATAGAAAGAAGATTGAAGCACTCTCAGCAGCAAAAAATGTAGAGGTTGCAGATTGTGGTACAATTTTCATGGCCGGTAATTTCACAGGAGCAATTGTATTGCCGTCTGCAGCATCTGCCGGTAAAGGTTGGTGGTGTAAGGTGGTTATGTCCGCAAACCTTACTGCAGGTAATATTACTATAGATTTAACAGGCTCTGATACTATTGAACTTGTCGCCTCATGCGCCGCCGATGCCGCTGTGACTGTTAGTGGTGGTACTGCTCAGGTTAATATTGTTGATGATACCGCTCTAAAAGGCGACCAGGTAGAAGTTTTCACAGATGGTACTTCTTGGTATGCTCTCGCTTGTGTCTCTGCTGCTGCAGCAGTCACAACGTCCTAACAACTAACTCGCCTTATCATAGAATCAACCCCAAGTCTTATGGCTTGGGGTTTTCTATTTTATACACTATTTATTATAAACACCCAATAGTAAAGGAGATTATAATGGGAAAACGCAGAAAAAGAATGACCATGGCAAAGTATGCCACCAAGTATGCCACAAAGCGAGCAGCAATGAACGCAAGAAAGGGCATCACAACGCCAGAGCCAACAATCGAAGAAGCACCAGTTGTAGAAGAGGTTGTAGAAGAGGTTGTAGAGGCAGTTGTCCAGATAACAGAACCAGAGACAATCGTTGAAGAACCAGTTGTCGAGGAAAAGAAGCCAAACGCTTTAAAGTCGACCACCAAAAAGACCACAACAAAGAAGCCAACCATCAAGAAAACTACAACCACAACACGTAAGCGTAGAACCACAAAGGCAAAAGCAGAGACTTCCGACATTTAGTGCCCTCAAATACTAGTTATAGTGATAAACTATATTTAGCGAGGGACACTTAATGTCTTTACCAACCCTTACGCCATCGAGCACATTGTCAGCCGTTATATTACCTATCACTGGTGCTATAGCAAATGTCAATGCAGCGGTGCCATATAAGATATATTCGAATGATTCGTCGGCGCTCTATTCAAGTCAGTTTCTTTCAGGTGCAGTTGACCAGGTATCTTATGTATATAAGAAGCTTGGCGGAGACATACTAGATATTGAATTAACAGAGGGTAATGTTTATGCCGCATATGAAGAGGCGGTGTTGGAATACTCTTACTTAATCAACATTCATCAAGCAACAAACATTTTAGGAGATTCACTGGGCAACACTACTGGCAGTTTTGACTCAAAAGGTGTCTTAATGGCTGGTGATCTTAGCTCTTCTTTGGATGGAGATCATGTTGCACTCCGATATCCAAAGTTTGATTATGGAATGGCCAGAAACGTATCAGAGGGTGTTAGTTCGGATTTAGGTTTGATGCACTCAACTATTTATTCAGCGAGTTTTGCAGTTACTGCATCTGTTCAGGATTACAATTTACAAAAAATAATATCAGAAAGTGAAGTCTTCTCTGGTTCGGTCGGCAACAAGAAGGTCCTTATTAAGAAAGTTTACTACAAGACCCCGCACGCTATGTGGAGATTCTTTGGCTATTACGGGGGCTTAAATGTTGTAGGAAATTTAAGCAATTACGGACAATTTTCTGACGATTCGACTTTTCAATTGGTGCCCACTTGGCACAACAAAGCACAGGCCATGGCTTTTGAAGACGCCATTTACACTAGAATGTCTCAGTACTCATACGAATTAAGAGGAGATAGTACGCTTAGGTTGTTTCCTATACCATATACCGGCGGACCAAGAAGAATGCTTATTGAGTTTTCAATACCAGAAGATTCCTGGGCGAGAACAGATACAAAAACAAAGGGTGTTAATAACATGAACACATTGCCAATTGGCAACCTTCCCTTTGTAAGTATAAACTCTATTGGCAAGCAATGGATTCGCAGATTTGCTTTAGCACTCAGTAAAGAAATGCTCGGGCAGGTTAGGTCCAAGTTCGGATCAGTGCCCATTCCGGGAGAAACAGTTACCCTTAATGGTACCGCATTGATCTCGGAGGGTAAAGAAGAGCAGGATAAGTTAAGAGAAGAACTAAAGACAACATTGGCTGAACTGACATATCAAAAGGTTGCAGAACAGGAATCAGCGATGATGGACACAGCCGGCAAGACATTAGAGAAAGTTCCTTATTACATTTACGTGGGGTAAAATAGATGTCAGATGAAAACAAATGGTCACAACCTGATAGTCCACCACCTCCGCTGTTTACAGGGCAGAAGGAAAAAGACTTTGTAAAACAGGTTAACGATGAGATTATCGAAAGAGTTGTAGGGCAAACTATCGCTTATTATCCTATAAGCCTGGAGCATACTAATTTTCATAATCTTTATGGAGAGGCTATAGATAAAAACTTTCTTAACCCTATAAGGGTTTATGCAATGGTTAAATATGAATCTCAAACCACAACCACAACTCCTTTGGGTGTTGATAGGGTAGAAAAGATATCAGTGGCATTCCACAAAAGAAGACTAACTGAAGATCAAGACCTGTTCGTTAGAGAAGGGGACTTTATACAGCATGGCGAACACATGTATGAGATACTAACTCTGGAAGAACCAAAGTGGCTTTTCGGCCAAACTGAAACAAGATTTGAAATCGCAGCAAGTTGCGTAAGAGCAAGAGAGGGTCTATTCAATGTCAGAGACAATTGATGCAAAAATACACTTTGAAGTTTCTACAATCGAGACTATAGACCAGTCAGTCTTAAACTTTGTTAAGGGCTTAAGTTTGTCGACAAAGACAAACAAGGGGTTCAAGCCTGTGCCTGTAGTTTGGGGCACCGCCGAGAGAGCATATCAAGTCAAGAAGAACAAAGAGATAAGAGACTCCCAGGGACTCTTGGTTTTGCCAATTATATCGATAAAAAGAACAGGTTTCACTAAATCAAGTGCAAGCCCGGGCGTCTTTCAGGGCAACGTACCAGAGTTCGATGATGCTCAGGGCGGCTCGCTCAATGTTAGCAGGGTTCTATACCAACAGAAAACAATGGAGTTTGCCAATGCTGATGCACTAAGGCTTTACGGCCAAAAGCACTTCCCTTCGCAAAATCCAAAAATCGTCTATAAGACCGTTAGTGTGCCAATGCCTGTCAATGTTGAGGTTATGTATGAAATAACCCTTAGAACTGAATACCAGCAGCAAATGAACGACCTTATGACGCCCTTTGCAACAAAGCCAGGCACTGTCAACTTTGTAAGGCTGATAGAAAAGGATCACAGATATGAAGGCTTCATTCAAGAGAACTATGCTAGCAGCGATAACCTTTCCGACTTCTCCGCGGAAGAAAGAAAATTCGAAACAAAAATAAACTTAAAGGTTATAGGTTATATTGTCGGAGAAGGCAAGAATAGAGAAAAGCCTCACTACGCAATAAGAGAAAATGCAGTAGAGGTAAAAATACCTAGAGAAAGGATTACGCTGGGAGAAATACCAGATCACGAGTTCGGCGCTTATTACGGACTTGAGGGTGTGCCACCAGAAGTAATGGATCAGCTATTAATGGACCCAGTAAGAATAAACAATGTACCAGCATCTAGCTTCTTTAGCACCTCGGGCGGATCCGGCGGAGGTGGGGTTTCTGGTGGGTCTGTGGTTACAACGGATAATTTTGCAGAAGTCCTTAACCAGAACTTGGTTATTAGGGAGGTTTTAAAGGAGGCAGACGCCGCATTACCCGGTGATAGCAGGACTTTCGGAACAACGTTTCCTATAAAAACAAACACAGAAACAGTGTTTGTGAATGGTCTTATACAGTCTGCCGGAGCCGAAAAAGATTACGTAACTAGTGGAACTAACAATGTGATTTTCAATTTAGATGATGACGGTGACAGTTTAGTTGAAATTGGAGACGAAGTTGTGATAACATACATAAAAGGCTAAACAATAAAGGAGAAAGTAATGCCTAGTAAGAACACAAAGAGTAAGAATATCAAATTAGTAGAAGATAACAATAGTGACACCCAAGCCGAAGAGGTGACTACTGGTAATGTCGACGATACCACCAATAGAGGAGAGATTATCGACATTGAATGGGAACAAGTTCAACCGATTTTTGAATTTAAGGCTAGACTAGAAGATATTGAAGCATATTTTGCAAACATGTGCCTTCAGTTTGAAAAAGAAAAGATCAACCTGATGACGCAAATAACGTATGGTCAAAGTGATCTATACTCAATGGCCCAAGACCTGCAAAAGAGCAAGAATATTGACGAAAGCCTTACCTATGAATTGAAGCTTCCTACTGAACCAGGACAAAAAGGGTTTTTTGTCAGAAAAGACGATTAATCAGCACGAATACAAAGCTTTTCTCTATTTATTATACTGAATATAAAAAATGGAGTAAGATAAAGTGTCCGACAAGTTTCAACAAGATAAGACCTTCAAAACTAGCGACATTGGAATCGCGGCATACTTACAGCTGCAAGGTTTTCGATTGCTCGCATGTCGAAGACTTGAAACGGGAAAGTTCTTTTTTGAATTTGATGACCCGAATCAGCAGTGTAAAATAAAATCACTAGAATTTTTAGAATCAGATTTTTGTAAATTTGATAACAATGTTAGAAATCTTAAAAAGGTTCTTTTTTCATAAGGAGAAAATTTTGATGAGTATCTTAGAGAAGTTAAAAAATCTTGTTGCCTCAATCGAAGGCAATAATGACGGCGAAACTACCGTAATAGAAGAAGAAGCAATCCAGCAACAGGTTGCTTCGCTTTTGAATGGAGAAAAGGATCTAGAACCAGAAGAGGAGATTGAACAATTCCCTGACTATTTAGAGTGCTCCCAAGAAGAGACCGATTTAATAAATTCTTTTTTTGGAAAAGAGAGGCTATTAAAGATAAGATTAGCGGAAAAGGTTTTAGAGATTGAAAAAGTTAAGCAATTAACGAATTCAAAACTCTTAAAGATAAGACAAGAAATGGTACAAACTCTAAACGATCTTCGTCTTGAGTATGGAGTACCAGAAGAAGGTTATTCAGTTCAGTTACCGTCCAGCCCAGAAGATAAAGTTTCCTTTAAGAAAGATTAATTCTATTTTTTAAAATTTAAATTTATTCACAGATAAGTCAGCCTGTAGAACATTAAAAAACAGGAGGATTTTAAATGGCAAAAGCATCAGGTAGTATAGTATTTGCCGGCTTGCCTGCATATAGGTCTCGAATAACTATTGACGACGGTCAGGGTGACGGTCACAGCCAAGTAACATTTACATTGGGTAATACTGTGGGCAATAGTACCAACGACAACCCTTTTCTTAGCACAACAAATTCAGACCATCAGGTAGACGGCAATGCATCAAAGATGGTTCCAATATACAGGAACGACACCACTAATGCAAATCATGTCGCATTTATTTTCTTAAATTTTAACAACGATAGCCAAGATAAGACATTTTGGAACGATGTTTCTACTGGTGGTTCAACACCAGCAATTTTGGAATTTAAAGACTATGACGGCAACACAGTTAATGTTACGTTCGTTAATACAGCAAACCACACTGATGGTACAGCTGTCTCAGGTGCAACCGCAGCAAGAAAAGCTTCTGCTGGCGAGTATGAGTTAAACACTAATGGTTTGAATGCTGGTTCAAGTACAGCAGCGAACTCACAGGTGACTAACGACCTACTTGCTATTTTGAAAGCAGCTAGGGACGCTAGTGAGTTTAGTGCTCACAATACGTTTCTTAGAACTGTGAGCACTTATTATTTGCAAATCGGTGCTGACGCTAACGGTGCATCCAATGCGCCGTACAGTGTTCGCATCAAAAGGGCATCAGGTTCGTGGGCGACAACGTCTAAGGATGTCTTCTGGTCTCATCTGGCGACTAACACAAATGTCGGCTCAATCCAGGCTAAGATTGACACACAGGACGAGCCGGTTTATTCTATTCAGAATAATTCGACCGATACTGATTTAGACGGCAGCGCGACAGCTAGCACTGCTCGTGGCACAGCTATGGCTACTTATCTTGCGGATATCATCAATAGCATGCCTATACAGGTAACTGCGACAGCAAGTGGCACAACGTTAAGTTTAGAAAATGATAATCATGGTACAGCAGGTAATACAACTATAACATCAACTGACGGTGATGCAACCACCTCAGTTACAACTAACATAACAATCACCAGCTTCACTGGCGGCTCAGCATCGGGCGGCGGTGGAGGTGGAGGAGGAAACGACGTGGCAAGAAGAACAACTATAGCGGCAGATCAATTGTCCCTTTCAGCATCAGCAGGACTTGCAGCATCTAGTAACGCAAAATCACAACTCAAGTTGGACATTTCTGGATCACTCGCAGCGCTTGGCGAAGCACCAGCAGAAAACGACGTCTTGGTCGTACATGATGTGACAGCCGGAGTGCCTAAGAAAATTACAGTTTCAGAACTTATTGGTTCTGTTGCAGCGGGTAGTGATACCCAAGTTCAGTTTAATGATGGTGGATCGTCCCTAGGTGGCGACGCTGGCCTTACCTATAACAAGACATCCGACACTCTTTCAGTCGGTAACGACCTCAAGTTGACATCAGATAGTGCAATACTGTCTTTGGGCGCCGGCGATGATGCCACCCTTACCCACGATGGTACAACAGGTCTAACAATCGCTGCAACTCCAATCTCGATCGATTCGACTGGTGAGTTGCACTTGAACTCAACAACTGGCGATATCAAGTTCCAGGACGGCGGCACAGACCAGCTAGCTCTTGATCTTGATGGAACCGCAGG